GGCCTTAATCTGATCCGCAGATTGCCTGAGATAGTGACTATTACGCTGGTCTACAAACTCAAGTGGCGTCTTACAAAGTAACAATCCGCCGACTTCAACACAGTCTTTATATCGACTGTTCTCATCGACTAGCAGTTCAAATGCTGGTTGCTCTTCAATCTTTACTGCTTCCCAACCTTCTGTGCGTTTGGCAGAGTAGTTTCGGGGATCAGGATTTCCTTGCAGCCCAACACGAATCCATCTATACGCATATCCTGGGAGCTTATCTGGTTCTGGCAGAAGCTCTGCGGGTTTCCACTGCTTAGGGCGTTCCGCTTGGACGCGCGTTTCTACATTACGGGGTGTTCTATTCTCAGCCATTTGAAGCCTCCAATTTCATCATTTCTCTGACGTACTGCTCCGGTGTTAATCCTAATTTCTTTGCAATCAGGACTTGCGACTGTTTGAGCCTCACCTTTTTGGAGGGTGTGCTTCGATCAGCGGAGGCTACGACAGGAGCGGGTTTGGATCTCTGCGCTTTTTGTGGCGCTTCTTCCTCTTCCTTATCCCCAAAATGTTCTGGGAATCGACGTTTCATTGTGTCGTCGACCTTCTTCCAATACTCATCTGTAGACGGATATGACGTCCCATATTGAGCGACTAGCTTTTGGTGCAGCCCCAGAGCCAGGCTAGTCATTTCCTCATCCTTACCAAACCATTCATTGCGCTCTTGCCACGCAATCGCTCGTTGGTCAGGGCGAGGTACTGTATTAGTTGCGGGTTGTACATTAACTTCTTCTTCCTGTCTAGACGGAACATAATCATTTACTCTTTGCAATTTGAACTGCGCTTGATTTAACTTTTCTTGCGCGTCCAGTAAACGATCAGCGTCGCCCATGTCATAGGCTTCTTTGTAGTCCCGTTTAGCATTGTCATACTCCATCTCGGCAGCGCCTTTATAGGTGCTGACAAATGTCTGCTCACCTACAGATAGCTTGCCTTTAAGAGCTTTGTTCTCTTCCATCATCCGCTGGGCATACGCGATAGCTTCTTGCTGCTCTCGTAGTGCCTGCTCTTTCTCGCGGCGTTCGTCGTGCCAGACTTTCTTCATCTGCTTTAGACGAGTCTTTACCCCTTCGCTATATTCTTCAAGCTCATCATCTTCAAGCTCGTCAACTATATCCTTGGGTAAAGGCTGCCGGTCTCGATCCTCCGCTGGAGTATCGTCCTCAATCTCTATCTCAAAGTCATCCGCCGCAGCAGATACCTCTTCTTTCTCATCGGGGAACTTGAAGTCCTCCGCGTCCATTTTGTTTGTAGCCATTTGTTTCTCCTTTGTTAAACCCTAGATATTCCGCGAGGATCATCTACAACTGCTTCAACCACATCGTCGTTAATGAGTCGGAACTCACGACCATGAATCTTTAAGCGAGTACCAGTGTTAGGGCGGGCGAGAATAAAATCCCCTTCCTTACACCATGGGCCATTTGGAAACCGTTTTGCGTCTTTGTAGCAATCTGGCCCCATCTTGATTACGAAAAATACGGTAGCCAGAATCTGTTCGTGATTCATGGTTGTGTCTGCTTTTAACAGGCCACTCTCGAATTTTTCTTCTTTGTCCGGCAGTCCTACTAGGATGTGATACCCAGTTGGTTCCGGTAATTGTTTCGCTTTCTCATCTGCTGTTTGTGGCAGAGTTGATACCTCGCCGTCTTCGGTGGCGATTGCGATTTCACTCATCAGATAACTCCATAGTTTTTGCAAGGTCTAATATAAAACCCTCTGCAATCGAGAGACCCCGAATCTCGCCGCAAAGTCTTTGGTACTCAGAATAGTCTTTGGCACAGTTGGTTGAAACGGCCTCGACTATCTGCTGACGCTTCTCTCTTACTTGTTGAATAAGAATTTCAAACGCCTTGTCCATAATTATTTACCTTTTGGTTTGTTAGCTTGAGTTTCTTTGCTATCCATATCCATCCGGTCTTTGGCTATTTTGGAACCAATTTCCAGACCTTTGATTTGCATATCACCCTCAAATCTTGCTTTCTCCGCAGCGACTTTTGCGCCAACCTGCATACCAGCAATTTCCTTCTGAGCTTCAATGCGCTCTCTTTCTAATTCAATTTCATCTGCCTTGGCGGTTGCATCCATCGCCAACTTCTTCTCTTTTAGCTCTACTTCTTTTTGCTTCAACATCAACTCCTGCTGCTGCATTTGAACTAACGGGTCTTGGGCCGCTTGTTGCGCCTGCGCTTGCGCAGCTTCCGCTTGATCTTTCTGTAGCAGTTTTTGTCCTGCTAAAGCCATCATGCGGGATATTTCTACTTCCACATCTTTTGGCAACTCTTTGTCCATCTCTGGCAAAGGAATACCTAGTTGCTCTTCTATCTGTTTGCGGTACTCAAAGGCAACGTGTTCGTTGATGTGAGCCATAGCAGCCGCTTGAATCATTTGAGCTTTTGGGTTTTGACCCATAATCTGTGCAATCTTTGGATCTTGCATAGCTGACTGGTGGACTTGAATGTGCGCTTGGTGATCCTGATAGATGAACGCCTTAACTGGCTTGCCATTAAGGATGTTCATGTTCTCTTGCACAGGATCTTTTGGCTTCTGGTCTTCCGAGTTTGGCACTAGCTTGCCAATGTTCTTGATACCCAAGACCTCCAACATCTGGCGGTTTAGCTCTACTAAGTCATATATCTGTGGATTGGCCTGCGCCATTTGCATGACAGCCTGATACTGGACAACCTTCTGCGCCATAGTTGCGGCATTAGGGTCAGAGACTGGAATTACATCCACTTTGTCGTAGTCAGATTTCTTAGCACGACGCGAACCTTCTACCGGCTCGTAGTCATACTCGTCCGGCGTGTAGTCAGCAATGATTTCCTTCAACAACTTCAGCTCTTGCTTCATCGCGTAGTGAACACGCGCCTGAACTGCTGACATTACCTTGAGTGTTCTCTCCAAAATAGCCAGTGTTGTACCCACTGGTGAATTGGACGACATATCTGCAATCTTTAAATCTGCCGCGCCAGCAAATCGGCGTCCTTCTTCAACAATCTGGTTCATCAACGCTAAGAGGACTTGGCTTGGCTCTTTATAGGGGAGGGGGAGGATGTTGTCTCTAATGGTTCCAGACGCGACGTCCACATCGCGGAACTCGCCGGGAGAAATTGGAGTGTCATCTCCCTTGACCCGCATTCCCTTAGTCTTGAGACCCCCAGGAAGGTTCGATAAAGTGCCAGCATCAACAAGCTGCCTAATAATAGAAGTACCAGACTTAGCAAAAGCACCGATAAGATGGATAAGGCCAAAGGCATAGAAGCCAAAGCCTGGTATATATGGGTAGTGAACAAAGTGATTCCTCTTCTGGCAGGTTTCATCATCAGGATGCCAGTTCCTTTTGATAGCTAAAATCTCTTGAGAAGTTTTTTCGATAGTTACAATGTATGGAAGACCAATACCAGTCTTCTTGCCCTTCTCGTCTTTGTCCTCATAGCCAGGCAGATCAAGATATACCTGCATCTCCAGTAATTTGTACCTATCGTCCGACGTAGCACGGAAACCCATACGCTCCGCAATCTTCTTCTCTACATCGTCTAGCGTATTCTGTGGCTCCGGCAGGTCTATATCCTTATAGAAGCCAGCAACCATCAGCCTACGCAGTTCATTCTTGGTTTTGCGCATGACATGGGTCATACGGTTAGCTGTTTCCAAGTTAGATGCGCCATAAGGAACGACTACATCTTCGGCTGGGATGAACAAAGCTACCTGTCTATTAAGACTAGGATCAAAGTAGACCTTCTTAAACGCATTACCTGAAAGACCTAGACCCCATGCCATACGTTCATGCTCTGGACGATACTCAACCATGACTTCGGTGAGCTGATAGTTCATGTCGTCTTGCACACGTTCAGCAGCGTCTTTCTTTTCAGGTGTTTCCTTACCAATAATCTTAGTTTTAACTGGCCCCGCAGCTGGGAATGTCTCCATAACCGTCTCGGCTTGGAATTTGACAAGAGCCTCAGATAGCAGCGGATGATAAACGCCACATGCACCTTCCCATGGTTCTGATCGTTCTTCAATTTTCATCCCCAATAGTTCTAAGCCGTCCACGTAGGTCTGCATCCAGTCCTTGCGGGCGTCGATATCGTCATCAAAGTCAGACAACAAGTCCCCAGCCAGCTCTTGAAGCTCGTTATCTTCCATTAACTCCGCTAGGTTGACGTTAAAATCATCGTCTTCTTCCTTACCCGGCTCGATCTCAATCTCCATATCACCTAGTCCTATAGATACCGACTCTGGATCTTCAATCTCAATCTCAATATCTGGTTCGGCTTCAGAACTACCCATGCCTAAAGGTGCCTGATAGAGAGCTTTGTCAAAATTTGTAGCCATGTTAGTCCTTAGTAGTAAACGCGCTTACGACGGAATTCGATAGGATCGTCTTCTTCGTCAGAATTAAGCCGCAAAAATCCGCCCTGCCGAAATCGCATTAATGCTTGTACGGAACTATCCACCAAGTCATCGTGTTCTGCGTTCGGAAACCTTGCCATCTCCTCGATAACCTCGTCTGCCCACCGAGTCTCAGGTGCCCACACTTTACCGGATGAGAATAAGTCAGTCACGCTGTTCAATCGCACGAACTTATCGTTGCCACGAGTCGGCGTGTAGTCCTGAACGTACACTCCCATCCTTCTCAATTCAAATATTAACGGCGCGCCAGCAGCTTTAGCCTCAATAATGCAGGAGTCTGGTTCCCATTCGTCGTACATTTCCTTAGCCTTAGCCTTTAACTCTGGAAACTCCAACTTATCCTTCCACGCATCTAGCAAAATGATGTTTACATCGCTCTCATTCTCGTCTTTGTGGAACACACCCCATGTTGTACACGCAGAATAGTCAGCCCGCTGACTCTTTGTGAACGCAGTATCCCAACTTTGAATGATAAATTCACATGCAGGCGCTCTATCTGACTCCCAACGCTTCCACCAATCCCGTTTAACAAGCGCACCTTCTTCGCCTGTAGGCTGTTGCTGGTACTGAGCGTTCCATTTATAAGGAGGTAGTTCTTCTTTTAACGCTTCTAGTTCAACCAGAGGCCAGAATTCAGGCCACAGACTGTTCCCAGATGGAAGAATTGCCGGTAGTTCTATAACTTCCCAGTCGGTTGCGTCGCTCTTTAAGACTTTTCCCGTTAGATCTTTATCCGACCAGCGGGTCATAACGATAATAATTGCACCACCTGGCTGAAGTCGTTGACGCGGGCCAGAGGTATACCACTCGTAAACATTATCAAAGACGCCCGGATCACCTTGAGCTAGCTTGGCTTCTTGTTCTGAATGCGGATCGTCGATTATTAGTAGGTCAGCACCCTTACCAGTAACAGTACCGCCAACACCGATAGCAAAATAATCCCCACCGTGGCTAGTAGCCCAACGCCCCGCCGCCTTGGAATCCGCACGCAGACCGACGCCTGGGAAGATTTTTGCGTATTGATCGCTATCAACTAAGTTCCTAACCTTCCTACCAAACCCGACAGCCAGTTCAGCCGTGTTAGATGTCTGGATAACCTTCTTGTCTGGGTACTTCCCTAAGAACCAGCTAGGAAGTAAGAAGCTGGCAAACTCCGACTTCGTATGTCGCGGCGGCATGTTGATGATCAGCCTCTTCAACTTCCCCGCAGCTATCTCCTCAAACTTCTTAGCCATCAAGGCATGGTGTCTGCCGTGGATAAACCCAGGCCACATTTCATGCACGAACGCCATAAACGACTTCTGAGCTTTCTCCCGCGTGACAGCATCCTTATACTGGCTCACCTGCTCCAGTAGTTTCTCCTGCTCGTTCGCTGGAAGCTTGCTTATCAGTTCACTTAAGTCCACGGACTATTAGCCTCTTGTCTCTGTCTTACTATAGATAACGATTCCTGCTTGATAGTTTTATCTAATCGGTTCTGTATTTTCGATAGCGTAGGGTAAATACTCACAGGACGGTAATACTTTCTATGACCATGCTGATCTTTATACACAGTGTAGAGAAGCCTAAACGCCTCTAGTAATAACTGTTCGTCTTTAGTCATTCCAGTGTCCTAAAGTTTATATAGACCGGACGCACACTCCTGCCAGCGCCTTTAACTTTTTTCAGCACGCCAATCTTCACAAGCCGGTTAATAATGTCAGACGTATTCCCCATACCAGCTTTCCCTCTTACATTACATATATCCCGTATAGACGGCCCAAACCCATACTTCTTCCACCACTCATCTATACACAAAAATACTTCTCTCTGCGCAGGCGTCATATCCTTCTCCACACATTCTTCAAACGACATGTCCCTACGTCTCGCCGTCATGTTCCTATTTATAAGTAGCATCTGGAAATCTTTCCACTCTTAAGAAGTTACTTTAACTTTGGAAACTCTTCCACTCTTAAGACTTTACTTTAAGTGTGGAAACTCTTCCAGTAGCATCTTGATAACTAT